AAACAGGTTAAGCGTTACTCCTACGGGCCACTCTTTTAATTAATTATCGACTAAAAAGTCCTGAAGCTTATCTCTGGTCTCTTTCATTTTTTCGATTCCGTTCCCGGTTATCTCATGATTGATTATCACAAGCAAACACTTGAGGATCATCTGGTTCGCATCCTCACACTGCTTCATTCGTCTATTGTCTTTGTCTAAAAGCTCGGTATGTTTCTGTACCTCAGCTTTCATATCTTCGTTGGGTTTCCGAAGCTCTTTAATGATCTTCAAGATGCCCCAGATTCCGCCTACGATCGTGCAGAACCACATAATCTGATCACTGGTGATCGTGAACCCCATCTGCGTCGTCCTCCTCAGTGCTGGTATTATTCTTGCCTTCAATAAACTGTGTGAATGCCTGGTGTAATCCGGTGGACGCTAAGCCCATGACGGCTCCATACACGATGGATTCGACAGAAAATCCACTAACGACTCCGTTCAGTACGGCTCCGATCACTGCAAGGATGCATGGAATATCCGTGTTGGGAATCTTGTTTAAAAAAGTCGCATGTTTGATGATGTAACCTACCACCAGACAAGCGACTAATACTACGAGTACGAAATGTTCAGTTAATGTTGTAAAATCCATTTTGAATCCTCCTTATGATAAAATATGCTTTTCTTCGAGAATATCCTCAGCTCCTTCAAATTCCGGAAGAGTCTTGAGATATTCGTAAGCTTTTTCGATAGTTAAGTCATCGTATTCAGTTGTCTCATAAGTGACAATTTTCTGATAAGGCTGCTGAATTTCTCCCGCGAGCTGTTTATTCCTGATCTCTTCGGAAGCCAAGGAAATCACAGCAACAGAGCAATGACTGTTTACTGTTGACTGAACGTATAAAATACGATGATATTCGGTAGTTACACCATCATCCTGGATTACCTTCTTTTTTAATGCCATTTCGATTCTCCTTTAGCTGAATGTGATTTTTATACTTGCCGTGATAGCACACGCTGTGTTATTTGTGACATTAGTGGTGTTCGGCATTTTGGCTCGGATGTTTACGCCTTGGCCTCCATCCACAATTTCTGAAGTATATGATGATGGTTTCACATATACTGTCGCCGTACTGCCATACAGATATTTATTGTTCTGACGTATGATAAGACCGTTGACACTTGATACACTCACGCCGCTTGCGCCAATAATTGGTCTTGAGAATGGCATAAAAAATAGCACTTCTGCCATACCAGATGTTGTATATCCCATTAGCCATACTTTAAATGATGCGGAATTGCCCTTTGTGAAATATGGCTGGAAGTCGCCACCGTTGAATCCCAATCTGAGCGCTCCAGGAGACGTGAGATTTGGCGCTGTGATATTACCACTCCAGTCTACAGTAAGAGCGTTTGAACGTTTATCGTAAGTTCCGTTACCTATAATAAAAGCTTTATCGGCCGATACATTGCATTTCCCGATGATAAATTGATGATCGTAATCACTTAACAATTCCTCTCCGAAAGCTGCAGACCGACTACCGTTAACTGTAGCGCCCATAGCTGCTATGGAGTGTGTACCGTGTGTGGTGCCTCCGACTAAAGTCATCGACTGGATTCCGTATGGTTTACCACCATTCACTAAAGATACTGATCCCTTACCCATTTCCTTATTGCGATCGCTGTATGGAAATCCTAAAAAGGATTTACTTCCAAATCGAACACGAAACTCTCCGTCATCGCCAAACGCCGCAGGTAGCGACGATGTCCCCATACATAATTCATCTCTGGAAATAGTGACATTACGACCAAGAACCGTGTTCAACGTGATATTATCGCCAATGGTAGTCTTATAATATTCATCGTTGGACGTTCTATTGTTTCTCTTTATTGAAAGTCCGTCGGAAATAGGTTCTAATTTTGTATTACCAAATGTCAAACCGCTCTCAATCTCTCCGGAATTGATATGGAATACCTTTCCTGTGATCCAGGCAGTTGCGTCGGAATCTGGTTTTATGGCGGTGTCGCTGGTGCCTTTGAACTGGATGGAATCGTTGGTGATTTTCAATTTGTTTTTGGAATTGGAATGACCAAGTAAAATATTGCCGCTTTCGAGAGTGATATATTTCTGATAAGTTCCAACTTCGGCACCGTCAACCATTGTGGCTGTTTTCCATTTAAACGCCCAATCGTTGTATGTTTTCACAAATTCAGAACTTATATCCACGTCTTTTTTCAGATCAGAGGCTAACGTGTAAGCATCTTCTGCCGTAGTTCGATATGCCAGTGACTGCTCAACACCATTCGTTGGCTTTGTGTCTTGTTTTGTAAAATTTGGATTCCATCCGCTGTAAACACCAGATATGGTGTAATTTCCACTCCAGTATAGCCATGGAAGATATGTCCAGACTTCACACACATTTGACGCAGTTGCTCGTACACTAACCAGAAGGTCTTTAGTGTTCTGTCGTGTAACGCTTGCTCCAAATGCCGCCGTCGTACTTGCTTTGTCCTGCCACCCATCTTTTATGATGATCTCGGCTTGAGAATTTTGACTTTCCATTCCGTTGTAACCGTTTCCGGTCTGAAGAGTAATAACGACAACTGAAGTATCGCCAGCGGATGTGAGTGTTCCAAGTCGAACCCATTGCGCTTTGCCGTTTGCCCCGCCAAAAGAATAACTCTTTGTCGCAATCTTATTTAAAGCATTTACTGAAGAATTGGCATTATCTGCTGATTTCTGGGCCGTGTCGATTTTATTATCCACGTCTTCAGGTGCAGGCGTCCAGTCTGTCGGAACGGTTCCGAACTCGCCTTTCACATTTCGGATCTTGAATTTAATCGGAGATTTTGCGTCTGTAGTAATGATACCCCAGTTCGATGAAGCGTCAAATATATCATATGAAACATCTGTTCTGGGCGTGTACGAGAACCATACTCTTTGCCATTTATTGGCTACCAACGAATGATCTGAAGATTTACGCAAGGACACATTATCATTGTCATTACCGGTCCCACTCGGCATTCCGTCGAAACCGTTATTTATATCAGAGTTCCAAATGCAGGCAACTTCAGGATTTACTTCCAGACTGATTATATATGTGTATCCTCGTGGAATGTAGATTTTCTTCACGCCAGTATCGAAATAAATTCCTCGACCCCATGAATTGGAACCAATCGGAGCCACACAAGTCCAGGTGTTTGATGTTTTATCATAAGAAAATGTTGATAATCCATTACAGTTTTTGATCATCCCTACGGGAATTAAGTTTCTTCCACCGATTTTCAGATTGTCAATTTTGTTGTTCGCGGTATTAGCCGTGCCATTTGCTGTATTGGCTGTGGATAAAGCATTACTAGCGTTCATATTTGCAGTGTTGGCTGTAGATACGGCATTACTTGCGTTGGCGTTTGCGTTATTGATTGCGTTTGCCAAGACGGGATTTGTTGTGGTTGTGTTTCCATTGCTGAATGTGATGTGTGATCTTGTCCAGATATATTTTCCGGACTCCCAGTTGGGCTGAGTATCGGACCATGAACCACCGGCCTGAGCAGTATTTGATGTTGATTTATACCACTGATCTTTGATGGTGGTAACGCTTACGCCCTGAGGACCAATAGATCCAGTGTTTCCCTGTGGTCCCTGAGCACCTGTCTCTCCTTTAGGTCCAGTTGGTCCCTGAGGTCCAGTAGCTCCTTTGTCACCTTGCGGCCCCTGAGCGCCAGTTTCCCCTTTGGGTCCGGCGGCACCTTGTGGACCACGAGCACCCTGAGCTCCGGTATTACCGGTTATACATACTCCGTTTTCAGAAGGCGTGAATTCGGTACGATCATCTCCGTAGGTTACGAAATTTCGTCTCCAAATATACTTGCCTTCTGTCCATGCGGGCTGGTTATTACTCCATGAACCACCAACTAAGGATGTTGGGGATGTGGATAAATAGAATTGTTCGAGTGTTGATTTGATTGTGTTATCTATTGTGGCTGCTTCTTTTGAACCAATCCGGAAATTGCTGACATTAATATCTAACATATCCGTCACTGGATTAAATTCCAACGATGAATTTTTACCTTTAAGTTTGAATACGCCATCGGCATACATCTGAATTGGAGATTCTTTCTTACTTGTAAGAGCCCCGTCACCAAGCCCAAGACCGGTGGTGGAAATATAAACACCGCTTGTTGGATCATTAATAGCCAGCTTGCCACTATAGATGGCATTTTGACTCATATCAAACTGGGCAATCTTAGCCTGGAATGCAGACAGGTCAACGACATCTATAGAAGCGGCCTGGATCTTCTGACCATTCACTTCTGCCTCAGATACGCCATTTGCGATGTTGATTGCTTTGACAATAGAGTCCTGACCATCCGGACCGGTGATGATAAGGCGCTCTGTCTTAATCGTACCGGCTACAATAGAATCTGCATTGATAGACTTGATCTTCGCTGCTTCAATCGTCGCATCAGCAATCTTAACGTTCGTTACAGCGCCTTCATGGATTGCTGCTGAGCCAATGGACCCGTCCTTTAGGACGCCTTTTTCAATCCAGGCGTTATTTACATTTGCGAGATCGATATTTGCTTTTTTGGCAACGAGATTATCTGTCTCAATATTCTTTGATTCCAGATTATCAATACGACCGGTAGCTGCGGTAAGATCTGTGATATCTGCTTTACCGGCAATGAGCTTATCGGTTTCGATATCTTTTGATTCCAGCTTATCGATCCGACCGGTAGCTGCAGTAAGATCTGTGATATTCGCTTTGTTGGCAGAGAGTTCTTTAACACTCGCCTGAGTAGCCTCAAGATTTTTGATTGTAGCATAATTCGCCGACACAACTTCCGCGTCAATCTTATTTGCTTTTAGATTTTCAATTTCCGCATCTCTGGCGGTTAGTTTTCCTTTAATATCGACATTATCTGCTTTGAGATCTTTGATTTCTGCAGAATCTGCAGTAAGCTGGTTTTTAATAACAACATTATCGGCAACAAGATCATCCACTCGAGCACGCTCAACTTCCAGATCCTTAATAGTCGCCTTATTAGCAACCACAGCAT